TTACTTAAACAAGCTGGTGTCGACCCCAAAATAGCTGTAAAAATAACGAAGGCGTACACAAAATGCGGAAACGGAACTATACCACCGGAAGTTATCCTCGGCGTTATAAAGACAGAGAGCAATTTCAACCCTAACGACGTTTCATACGCTGGCGCGAAAGGTATCATGCAGCTGTTACCAGAGACGTTTAATATATACGTAGAAAAATATCCCGAACTCTTCAGCGAAGGTGACATTTTTAATGTGCAAGAAAACGTTTGTGCTGGGATTTTATATCTTCAGGACAGCTATCAGGCTTGGGCACAGCATACAGCAAACGCAACTGAAGCACTAGACTTGGCTATTGGTTCATATTTAATGGGCGTGCGAGGAATAAAGAGCTTGAGTTATGATCCGTTACAAGCCATGAAAAGCGAACAGCATTTTGTTAGCGAGTATGTAGAAAGGGTTAAAGAAAATGCAAGGTTGTACGTTTCTAACGAAGAAACACTAGAATGAATATAGCTGAAATTATCTGCCGCGTCGGCAATTGCAGAAACATGGCATAATATGGGTATATGAAAGATGGAGCATGGAGATAAGAATGATACTGGTTGATGTTTATCTGGGGGAGATAACTGGGCTAAAAAGCTGTGGTGATAAATGAGCGAACTGTGGGAAAGGATGCCGGGGGAAAGTACTAAAGCCTATAGTGTGTTCTGCCAATACAGGGATCTAGGTCCTGAGCGTTCATTAGAAAAGTTAAGGCAAAAGTTAGCTAAAAGCAGATCACGAGCGACACTTACTAGGTGGAGCTCTAAGTATAATTGGGTAGAGCGCGCCAGGGCTTATGACGACTACATTGATAAGAGGAAGCGGGCAGAACATGAGAAGGCCATATTAAAAATGGTTGAAAGGCATGCTAAGCTAGCGATGGCATTCCAGCAACGTATAGAAGAGCGGCTAAAAAAGATAAACCCTGAAGAGTTAGGGCCTGCTGATCTCGTCCGATGGCTGGATGTCGCAACGAAGCTTGAGCGGCTTAGCAGAGGAGAACCTACAGAGATCGGTAAACAGGAAGTTACCCTGCCACCAGTTGTTGAGGTTGAACTGAGTGACGACGAGGGTTAAGCTACACAAAGGGCAAACGCGGGTTTGGAAGAGCAAAGCTAAGTATGTAGCTATGCTTGCGGGCACTGGGAGCGGGAAAACTTGGGTGGGCCCTATATGGTTATATCGGGAGATACAACAACACCCAACCGGTTCTTTTCTTGTTGTGTCTCCCACATACCAAATGTTCCAGCGTATTGTATTACCCGAAACCTTGAAATTCATGGATGCTGTCGCTAAGGGCGAATACCGTTCAGGAGAAAGAACATACTACTTACCTACCGGTGGGAAAATTTACTTTGGCAGTGCAGATAACCCATTTTCGTTAGAAGGCGTGCACGTATACGCTGCGTGGATGGATGAAGCAGGCCAGATGAAACGCGAGGCTTGGGATGTTGTGCTCAGGCGTGTCGGGTTCCATAACGGTAGGGTGCTAATTACTACCACACCTTATAACCTTGGCTGGCTTAAAACGGAATTCTACGACCGGTGGAAAGCTGGAGACAAAGACTACGATGTAATTCAATTCGCAAGTATAGAAAACCCATACTACCCACGCGAAGAATTCGAAAGGGCAAAAGCGACCATGCCAGACTGGAAATTCAAGATGTTTTACTTGGGGGAATTCACTAAACCGGAAGGCCTAGTGTATGAAGACTTCGACTCTTCAAAACACATTGTAAACCCATTCCCTATACCCCCAGAATGGCGGAGAATTATGGGCATCGACTTCGGGTATAACAACCCTACGGCTGCGGTATGGATAGCCGTAAGCCCTGATGATGTAATGTATGTTTACAGAGAATATTACAAGCGGAACAAGATACCGCAGGAAAGTGGGGCAGAGATACTGAGACTGTGCGAGGGGGAAAACATTGAGGCCGCATTTTGTGATCCATCAGAGCCAGCTACAATTGAAGAATATCGAAGGCTTGGAATACCGGCAATAAGTGCTAACAATGCAGTTAAGAAAGGCATAGAAGCTGTTATCGCTCGGCTCAAGAGCGACAGGTTGTTCGTATTTAGGGGTCTAAATAACCTGCTCGATGAAATAGAAAACTACAGGTGGAAGGTGCATAATGAGAGTGTTATAGATGAACCGCTTAAAGAATACGACCATGCCGTCGACGCTCTACGCTATGCCGTTTTGTCTGTACAAACAAGACATGAACCACGGATAGAAGCACTGTAAAGGGGGTGACAAAGTGTTCGAAGGACTTACAAAAATGTTTAGGAAACAAAGCCAAGCAACGAGGGCTATTGTGGAAATGACACTTGGGCAGCCAGTATGGACTACCCGTAATTATGCTAACTTCGCAAAAGAGGGATATGAGGGAAACGTTTATGTGTACGCCTGTGTAAGACAGATAGCGATGGCATGTGCTGGTATACCGTGGCTGGTATATAGAACTGCAAACGACGGAACTGTAGAAGAGCTAGAAAGCCACCCATTAAAGGAACTGCTAAACGGGCCAAACCCATGGCAAGGTGGTAGTGAATTCTTCGAAAGTGTCGTGGGCTTTTTGATGCTGGCTGGCAACAGTTACATCGAAGCTGCTGGGCCAGAAAACGGGCCACCAAGAGAGCTATATGTATTAAGGCCTGATCGGATGAAAGTAATTGCTGGTAACTCGCAGCAGCTTATTGCCGGTTATCAGTACACAGTGGGCGGTATAACTGTAAATTTTAAGCCTGAAGAAATACTGCACTTGAAGTTGTTTAACCCATTGGATGACTGGTATGGCATGTCTCCCATTGAAGCTGCAGCACGAAGCATTGACCAAAACAATGAGAGCAGGTCGTGGAACGTTGCCCTACTGCAAAACAGCGCAAGACCTCCAGGCGCTTTGGTAACGCAGAATGAATTGCAACCTGATCAATTCAAACGGCTAAAAGAGCAAATACGGGAACAGTACATGGGAGCGCGAAATGCCGGTAGGCCGCTGTTACTTGAAGGCGGGCTCGACTGGAAAGAGATCGGGCTTACCCCTGCGGAAATGCATTGGCTTGAAGGCCTAAAGCTTTCAGCGCGAGAGATAGCCATAGCGTTTGGAGTGCCCCCTGAGCTTATTGGGGATAACGCGAACAAAACGTATAGCAATTACAAGGAAGCAAGACAGGCATTTTACACCGAGACTGTACTACCGCTTATGGACTCCATAAAGGGCGAACTTAACAACTGGCTTATACCGAAGTTTNGTGATAAAAGGTTATACATTGACTATGACAAAGATGAGATAGAAGCATTGCAGGAAGATAGGGAGGCTGTTTGGAGAAGAGCGCTAGAGGCTGTAAAGAACGGTATCATAACTCCAAATGAGGCAAGAGTTATGCTTGGGTACGATGAAGTGGAAGGCGGAGACATGTTAATGATGCCTGCTAACATGATACCGTTGACGGTTATGACAGGCGAGGGCGTGAACGAAGAGTGAAATACAAGCTACGCATGGATGTTAAGAAGAAGCCAGAGCCACAACCACGACCTCCACGGTACCCAGAGGGTATTAGACCAGTTCCGATAAATTCCAGAAATGTGGAGTTTGTGCTACGAGAGTATCTTGATAAAAACGAGCCGAAGATACAGAGAGCAATTAGAAAAATGTGGAATACGGAACGTGAAATCATTACGAAGGAAGAGATGGAGAAAGTATTGCAATACAGCTGGGTACCAGTTGAGTGGATACAACGGTTTACAAATGACTACACGGTCTTTGTTAATGAGGTTATGGCTCCAGCGTGGAGAGACGCGATGCAAAACGCAGTTGAGTACATGAATGGTCAGATAGAACGGTATGCAAAAAAGCAGTTCGAGGATACTCACATCGGTAAGCTTATCGAGGATTGGATACGTGAACATGGCGGAGAGTTAATAGTACAATTGTCGGAGGCGCAGCATGAAGCTATAAGGGAGATACTTAGGATTTACATCTTAGAACATCCTTTGTCTCCGTACGACTTGGCTAAGGTAATTAAGCCGCTTATAGGTCTTACGTCTTCGGAAGCTGTGGCGGTAGCAAGGTATCGTGAAAGTCTTGTAAAAGAAAACCTATCAGAGAATGTTATAGAAAACCTTACAAACAAATACGCTGAGTTTTTGCTTGAAAAGAGGGCGCTCAGAATAGCTAGAACCGAACTATCTTATGCTTACAACAGGGGGCAGCTTGAGGCGATAAGAGAAGCAAAGGCTAACGGGTTTTTTAGAGGAGAGGTAATAAAAACATGGTTA